ACTCTTCATCGCTTACCCGACCGACACGTTTTTTGAGGGTTCATCCGCACTTTCAACATTTCGTTTTGTACCTTTAAGCATCGCTTCCATAATGCTGTTTTTGTAATCTGCCAGTTCAAGTGGAGAGGTTAGAAGTTCTACCACATCCTCAGTAAGAAGTTCTCGCTTTTCTGAAGGATTTTGCAGGTTATGCACCAGCACCGATTGATTAGCAAGCAAGGTGATGAGCCAGATGATTTCATCGAGAGCCATTTCAAAGTTCTCTGACTTCATCAATTTTTCGCCCAAGTTAGAAAGACCGCCATATCTCTTGGCGATCTCTTTGGTGGCCTTGGTGGTTAGAAGCATTTCATATTTCTGTCCACCGATTGTTATTTCTGAACTTCTTTCATTATCCATTATCTATACCTCCGTTAAGGTGTAACAGCAAACACAGGCTCATAAACCTGCGTATACCAGCCTGTAATTACAGATGCCGGAACTGTTGCATCATCCTCATTAACCTCTGCCTTCCAGGGATGTTTTCCATTGCCATCGATTTTATTTCGGCGGAACACTGTACCCTCGATAGTCGGTGTAGAGAAGGTAATGCTGTCACCCTTGGTCTGCAGATTGGTAGCTGGGATTCCGAAAACCACACGGTAAAGCCAGAAGTAGCGGTATTTCCCGTTAGCTTTCTTGGCACGAAAACCGACTGCAACAGGAATGCCGCCATCTTCACTGCCCGATATCACCACATGGTTGTCATCAAGTTTTGCTCCGGTCAAATCTTCAGCTGCGGCTGTGCCAATATCATCGATACCAAGTGACAGCGTTCCTGATTTGAATTCTTTTACCACTGCAGCAGGCCCATCGTCTGCATAAAGAGTGGCTTCTGCAAGTTCCACTGACAAATCAGCTTTCATTGCCTTTGCAAGTGAAATGGGAGTTCCATAGGTTTCTTCACCGTTTTCACCCTCCGTGATTTTTGCATAATATAGTTTATCAAGACCAATTGTAGCCATTTGTTATTCCTCCAGTTCATAAAGTTTCGCTATGTCTATAGCGTAATGATGGTAGCCGGTATCGTCCTCATGACCAATATACCGGCGGTCTGTTATTGTAATATCCACTGAAAGCAAGGCACGGACGATAGCATTTTTTGTACTAAGGTAGTTGCCTTTATCAAACAGTGATATGCGTACTTCTTGTATATCTGTGCCCGGAAGGTTATCTGCGAACAATTCAAATGTGTCAGCAAGAGGTGTGAACACAGCATATTGATTCGAAGCAATGTCTGAGAATACACCTGTTTCAACAGGAATGCTCAAACTTTCAAAGATCACAGTCAATTCGGATAGCAGGCTCATATGCCGTTCACCTCGCTTTCCAGTTTCGCCTTCATTGCTTCGATGCAGGACTTTTTGCTTGCCGATTTAGCAGGTTTTAAGAATGGTTTAGGCGGCTGACCACTTTTACCGTATTCAAGCACGCCTGCAATCATGGCATTGCTTTTGCCATCCGAGCGAGGCTCAGTAAAGCCTACTTTGACATTGAAGTTGCCGTCCCTATCCTGTTTTGCAGAGGACACACCAAGTGCAGAAACAAGTTCTCCTGTAGAGTGGCTTTCTTCCTGTGTACTTCTTCCGATAACAGCCTGCAAATTAGATCTAACCTTAGCTTCCACAACTTCGCCGCCGGCTTCAAGGACACGTGGTATTATTTCGTCTGTCTTTTCAGCAAGCCGTGATATTTTAAGGAGAAACTCCTCTGGTATATTCATAGTTGCCTTAGCCACCAGGCCTCACCTCCTTGGCAAACACCTCAGTATACATTCTTCTTCCTTTGACATCTTCTACTGAGGTGATTTCAAAATGTCCGTCCTCACAGACAATGACCATTGCGGTTGTCACTGTGACATCCGGTATAAAGCGAAAACGGAAAAGGTCGGTGGCTTCAGAGAATGTGGCTCTATTCGCCCATTTCTCATTGCCATGCCGACCTTCCCTGTATGCCCTAACCGAAGCCAGTATGTTGTCAGTTTCTATCGAAAACCCTTCACTGTCCTTTATGTTTACTTTCTCAATGATGTCAATAAAGGTGTTCATTTTACCAAAGCTCATGCTCTACACCTTCCAATCCCGGTCAAGCCTTAGTAGAAGGTTGACTGTATTCCACACCTGCTGACCAGCTTGCACATTATCAGAGAAGAAACCGCCGGTGCTGCCATCCCTTGATTCATAGAAATGGGATGTGAGCATAATTACAGCCTGCTCGGTAGTAGGTGGCATTAGGTTTAGAGTATAGAAATCCTCTGGCAGATGTTGATAGCTCTCAGCATACTTTATGGCGGCAGTGGTGTACATCTGCAGGAGTTCGTCGTCAGCGCTATGCTCGAGAATAAGGTTTGCTTTGACTTTTTCAAGTAGTATCATTCCACCACCGTCCTTTCATTAAGGTGTATCTGCCGTCATAATCCCTGCAGCTTTTAACTTGGTAAGTAAAGCATTAAAATCGGCGAGAAGTCCTGGTACATCCGTTGCTGTACTTTCTAACTGATTTTCAAGCATTGGAAGCCCCGTCACCGAGGCTCCTTGCTTAATCTCTAAAGTACCACCAATAACGGTTTTATCGCCGCCTTGTTCGGTGTAATTCTTTGTGTTGTAACTCATAATCCACCTCCGTTAGGCTTTCTGCTGAAGTACCTTAATGGCTTCAGGCAGAATCAGTTTCCCATCTACACGCTGAGTAGCTACAAAGCCTACCTGTCCTGTCACTGCAAAGAGTTCATTAAGTCTCTTAAATACACGACCTTGACGATCGGCTACCCAGTAATAACTGAAATCACCGAATGCTATTGTCTTTGCTCCAGCTTCAATAGCAGGCACGTAGGAAGATGTATATAGCGGACGGTTAAGAATCGTATCTGGAGTTCCAGCCTGTATAGATGGCTGCCATAGGTACTGACCTTGACCGTCTTTCAGCTTACGAATCGCCTTTACGGTTGAGTCATTCATGATGAACACAGACTTATTACGATAAGGTGCTTTTAACGAATAGAACAGATCAAGCACTTCATCAAGAGTAATAGCTGTGCTACCTGCTGTAGTCACACCAAGTTGTGCTCCTCCTGTGGCTGCTAGGATACCAGTTGGTTTACCGGAACCATCGCCAGTGAAGAAGGCTTCCTCTTCCTTATTACCAATACGTCTTGCAAATTCAGTTGAAATATATGGTTCAAGTCTAAATACACTATCGTTCAAAAGTTCCTCAGAAACTTTGATCATAGTCCCCAGCTTATACGCACCAATGGATACTTGACCAAAGCTGTCATCACTTTCAGGGATTGCTCCTTCTTCATCTATCCATGAGGCTGTACCCTTTGACGCTACCACCGGTATTTTCCTATCACCGGATGCTGTGGTAATGACATTAGCTAGTCTTCTGAAGATATTCTCTTCCTTTAAAGCTTCTACAAGAGTTCTCTCAAACTCATCAGGCACTAAATATCCACCTTCGGAATCTGTACCAATTTGAAGAGCGTTTCTTACGCTTGTGTCGAGACCTTCGCCAGCGCGAGTACGCATGGCATTCCAGAATGCATTTTTGTATTCATCAGAAGCCCTTCCCATTTTAGTGTCCATTTTTGATGTGGTAGGCTTTCCTGTCAACGGATTAGCCGTAGGAGCGTTAAGTTCCGCATCCAATATGGCCTGTTTTTCCAAGCGGTCTATTTCCTTACCTAGGGCGATAACATCCGCTTCCATTTTGTTATAGGTGGCTTCATCCTCAGCTGAAATCAATCCATCTGTACCACGCTTAGTATCTAAGAACGCTTTGGTAGCATCCCATGCTTTGGCGCGTTTCTCACGCAGTTCTAAAATCTTGTTCATATTCTTTTCCTCCTATTAATGAATGATGTTGTTGAGTCGCTTTTCCAGCGAATCAACGGGTGTACCTTTTTTAGCAGATGCTTTCTTGGGACATACTTTATCAAGCAGTGAATTTGTCACTGCCCTACGACTAAAGGCATAGGTGAAATCATCTTGATGGTTATGCTTTTTCTCATCCTCCAATATTTCATCTGCAAAGCCGAGTTCAATTGCTTTATTGGCATTGAGCCAGGTTTCTGCATCCATGAGGTGGGAAAGCTTGGCTCTTGATAAGCCTGTTTTGATTTCATACGCATTGATGATGCTTTCTTTTACCTCTGAGAGCATATCTATGGCCTTTTGCATTTCCTCGCTATCACCGATGGCTACGGTCAATGGGTTATGCACCATCATCAGTGCAGTTGGAGCCATCAGCACGGTTGTCCCCGCCATAGCAATAACGGAAGCAGCAGACGCTGCGATACCGTCAATTTTGATGGTCACTTTGCCTTTGTAGTCCATAAGCATGGTGTAAATCTGGCTTGCTGCGATGCAATCACCACCCGGCGAGTTCAGCCAAATAACAATGTCACCCTCTCCGGCAATCAAATCTGCTTTGAACGCCTTAGGGGTGACATCGTCATCAAACCATGATTCCTCGGCAATCACGCCGTCGAGGTAGAGCGTTCGGGTGTCGGATTTTTCATCCTTCACCCAGTTCCAAAATTTCTTCATTGGGTTTCCTTCCTTTCTGTAGTATTTGCGAACGCACCTGCGTCCTGTAATTTGGTCATGGCTCCATTAATGAGATATAAATCACCGCCAAGTTCCACTGGTATTCGGTCGAGGTTCTCAAGTTCCCGGATGTCATTGGCGCTCATCCATCCATTCTGTCT